AGTTTCAGCCTCTCCTGTAGATACAGGCGCATATGTAACCTCATTTTCCTACACGGTAGGTGCTGGTCGTCCAAGAGGAAAGTCTTCAGCTAATAGACCAACAGGTCAAAATCCTCAAGCGATGCGTCAAGAAGGTTTCAACAATCTTATGACTGATGTCAACAAGCTGAGAAACTTACTTAACACAACAAGTATTACATTAAGAAACGGCTCACCACACGCTACTGCTGTAGAGTATAAGCATGGGTATCATGTATTTGCTAAGGTAAGGAATATTCATGGCTAGTATACATAACGATATTCGTGCTGCTTTAGAGACAGAACTGTCTAACGTATCTGGACTACCTAGCATTGCATATGAGAATGTTTCTTTTGATCCGACAACAGGTACAAGCTATATCAAGTGCCAGTATGTCCCGACACTCCGTAGACCTGCTGTAAGAGGTTTAAACCCACAACAGAGATACCAAGGTGTATTTACTGTTCTTGTTTATACCCCAGAAGGTAACGGCCCAGCTACTGCTGATGATTTAGCTAACAAAGTTATAGAGGCTTTTGAGGCAACTACAGACATTAGCTTTACTAACTCGTCCGATGAGACAATCATAGTGTCCATAGATTATGCTGAGAGACAGCAAGGCTTCGTGGACAGTCCTTGGTACTATGTTCCGATTGATATCGGCTGGTACATATATAATTAATTAGGAGAATAAAATGGCCTTTGCACAGGGTTCTCGTTCCAGCCTGTCATACATTGTCGAATCAACATTCGGCACGACACCTGCTGGTAACTTTACAAACTTGCCGTTTAATACACACTCACTTAACCTAACTCGTGATCGTGTTGCAGGTAATGAAATTCAAGCTGACCGTATGACACGAGTTGACCGTCATGGTAACACTCAAGTTGGCGGTGATATCGTTGTTGACCTACGTGATGGTGACTTTGACACCTTCTTAGAATCAGCTATGCTTAATACATGGGATACAAGCCCATCGTCAGCACCAGATGTATTAAAAGTCGGTACAACACCAAAGTACTTCTCTATTGAAGACTATGCGGCAGACATCGACCAAGCTCGCTTGTTTACAGGTTGTACAGTTTCTTCAATGGCTATTTCAATGGCACCAAACCAGATGGTTACAACAACCTTTGGTATTGTTGGTTCTGATATGTCAATCTCAGCTATAGAGAAGACACAAAATCCAGCTTCATCAGCACAACCTTTTGATGCTTACTCAGGTGACTTGGCTATCGGTAACGTAGGCTCTTCATCATCTGCTGCAATCATCACAGCTATTGACTTTACGCTAGATAACAGCTTCTCACCAACTTTCGTTATTGGTAGCTCTTCTGCTCCATCACTAGAGTACGGTATGGCGCAAGTTGAAGGTACATTCACTGCGTACTTTGAAGATGATGCACTAATCAATCGTTTCTTGAATGAAGTTGAGAGTGAGCTAGTCATTACAGTTAATGATCCATCAGCAGCTAACGAATATGAGTTTATGTTCCCACGTATTAAGGTGAACTCTGCTGATGTTGGTGTTGATGGCCCACTAAGCCGACTAATCACAATGTCCTTTGTTGGTCTATATGACAGCACAGAAGGTACAAACTTTAAGATCAGTCGCCCAGAGACTGCGTAATCCCTAGCTAGGGCGAGGGGTGCTGGTGTCGGGTCTGGCATCCCTCACAATTAACTACCCGATAATCCCGATAAAGAAGGAAACTCGACATGGACTTGAAAGATTTAACTCCAAGCAGTGACACTGTAGAAGCTACTATAGTACACCCTGCTACCCTAGAAACACTTACCAATGATGATAAGTCTCCTATGACTATCACATTACATGCACCACACTCTAAGGCTTATAAGGCTGCTGTACATGAGCAGACAAATAAACGTCTTAAGAAGGCACAAGGTAAGAAAGGTCTAGAGGTTACAGCAGAGGAGCTAGAGGACGCTGGCTTGGAACTCTTAGCTAAAGCAACTAAAGACTGGAACATCACGTTTGGTGGTGAACAACCTAAGTTTAGTGCTGCAAAAGCTAAGGCCATCTACTCAGAAGTATTTTGGCTACGTGAACAAATTGAAGAGGCTCTGAATAGCTCTCTGGATTTTATGAAAGTGTAGTATCAGATTTATGTGAATGGGCTGAACACCAGTTCAAACTGAATAAGCCCACAGAATCAGGTACTACAGAACGTGAACACTTAGAAGAAGTAGAGAGGCAGACTGGACGTAAGATTGAAGCATTGGAACCCCCGACAGAATTTCCAGTTCTTATATCTCATGTCTGGTCTGCCTTTATTACATTAAGCAACAGTAGGTCTGCTGGTTTCTCAGGCCCAAACCCGATAACATACGAACAGATTAAGGCGTGGAAAGATTTGACAGAGACACCACTTGCATCTTGGGAAGTAGAAGCAATCAAGCGTCTAGATGTCGTATACTTAGGGGTAGCTAATGGCTGATATTAAACTAGTCTTTGATGCGGATACAGCACCAGTAGATCGTGCGATTAGGCTTCTAGATAATCTAGAGGCTGAAATACGTGATGTTGAACGTGCTGAAAAGGCTGGCCTTATCACTAAGAAAAGAGCTACAGCAGAGACCGCAAGGCTTAATACCCAGATTACAAGACTTAATACTGCTGCAAAAGGTAGTGCAAAAGATTTTCGTGTATTTGAGAAATCTATTTACGGTTCTGGTAAAGCATTACGACAAAAAGAAATCGCAATGCAACAGGCTGGTTACCAGCTACAAGACTTTATCGTACAGGTACAGGCTGGTACTAACCCACTAATTGCATTCTCTCAGCAGGGTTCTCAATTAGCAGGTTTCTTTGCTGGCCCTTGGGGTGCTGCTATTGGTCTTGGTATTGCTGCTCTTGGTGGCCTTGGTACTGCCCTCTTGGGTACAAGAAGTAAAGCTAAATCCCTTGAGGAAACTGTGGAGGGCCTAGCTGACGCATTTGACGCTTACGTTGAAACTATGGAAGAGTCTGCTCTTGATCAAGTCAACGGCAAGTTTCAAACTCAGACTGACCTCCTTGTCGCAATTCAAAGAGAACTAAATGAAATAGCTAGAATAAAAGCTATGGAAGCCTTAGATAAGGCGACAGTTGAGTTAAACCAAGAGATGGATGGCTTCTGGGGTAGGTTGAGTAACATTAAAACGTTCTTAGAAAAGAAAGGTTGGTTTGCTGAATTAGATAAAGGTGTTGCACAGTTCAACGGTAACCTGTTGCACATGATAAACAACGCTAATGATTTAGATAGCAGACTTCAAAGTGCATTAGACATCAAGCAAATGCTGTTAGACAACGTTGGCCCTTATAACCAAATGACTGATGCTCAAAGGGCTTTCTATGACATGTTGGTTAAGGTTATTCAACGTATGGAGCAAGCCAGAGGTTTGACCGAGCAAGGTGGCACTGGTGCTGCTGCACTTGATCCCTTTGGCGGTGAAGGTGAAGATAATAGCCTTATTCAAGAGCGTAACAAAATTATCAAGGAAGAGAACCAACTTCGGCGTGACTTGTATAAGAAGTCCATGCAAGAGGCTGTTCGTATAAACAACAACAGGTACAAAAGAGAGCAAGACGAAATAAATAAAGTAGAGTCTGTCAGACAAGCTAGATACACAGTCAGTTTACAAAACGCTACTAAACAATCTGATGCCGCTAGACAACTAGCTGACGACAGGGAGGCTGTATCTATAGCCCTACAAGCTGCGTACCGTAAAAGGACAGCAGATACTCAACAGGCTGCGGCAGATAACTACCACAATGGTATGATAGCCAGACAGCAAGCCTATTACGACAGAGAACGTAAGTTAGCTAAAGAGGCTTTTGACAATGCTTTAACAGTATTAAATGTTGCTCATACACCTTCTATGATTGCAACACTCGCTAAGTACGCTGGTAGAGGTACTGTTGATGACAGTGATCCTATCTATGGTGAGAGTGGAAAATCTATCTATGATAAAGATAAAGGCAAAAAACTTACAACCATAGAAGACACCATAAAGGCTTTTCGTAGACAGATAGAGACAGAAAAAACTCTTATGACCCTCACAGGTCAACGCCGCCGTGAAGAAGAGTTATTCTTAGACCTCAAATATGCTAACCAAGATGCTGACATTAAGACCTCAGAGACAAGACTTCGTGGACTAGCTCAAGAGATGGCTGCTATGGAAGAACGCAGTCGTTTGATTGAAGAGGCTAGACAACAGCAAGAAGACATAGCTGATATGATTGGTAGTAGCTTCGAGAATGCTATGATGTCTATTGTTGATGGCACTAAGTCTGTAGAAGATGCCTTTAAGACTATGGCTGCTGAAGTCATCAAGGAACTCTATCGTGTACTTGTCGTACAGCAAATGGTAAATGCTGCTAAGAGCTACTTTGGTTTCGCTGATGGTGGTGTTATCAGTAAGGGTAACGTAGTCCCTTATGCTAATGGTGGTGTCGTAGGATCACCTACATATTTCCCTATGGCTGGTGGACGTACAGGTCTTATGGGTGAAGCTGGGCCAGAAGCTATTATGCCACTTAAGAGAGGCAAGAATGGTAAGCTAGGTGTACAAGTCGATGGTGGTCAACAACAGTCTGTCGTCGTAAACCAGAGCTTCAACTTCCAAGCTAATGGTGACGATAGTGTCAAACGTATCATTGCACAACAGGCACCTAAGATTGCACAGATGACACAACAGCAGATTATGGACTCTCGTCGTAGAGGTGGTCAGATGAAGGCGGTATTCGGATAATGTCACTCACGTACCCACTAACACAACCTACCACTATTGGTATTGAGCAGATAGAACTACGAGCAGTTAATGCTGTAGCTACATCTCAGTCTCCATTCACTTATAAACAACAGATTGTTTCTCACGGTGGTCAAAGGTGGGAAGCCTCTGTTACTATTCCATCAGTTCGTAGAGACCTAGCAGCACCTTGGAAAGCAATGCTCACAGGACTTAAAGGGCCAACAGGTACTTTCCTGCTGGGAGACCCCGACTATGCCACTCCCAGAGGCACTGTAAGCTCTTGTACGTTGACAGGAACAGCAGGAAGTGATTCCCCTACTGTTACAATGACAGGTACACTACTAGCGGGGGACTATATCCAATTAGGAACAGGATCAACTGCTAAACTATATCAAGTACTACAAGACCAAGATGGTGATGGTAACTTACAACTTTGGCCTGATCTTAGGACAGATTATACAGATGCTACAGTGACCTTCAATAGTCCTAAAGGTGTCTTCAGACTTAAAGAGAGTATCACCTCTTGGTCAATTAACAATGCGAGCTTCTATGGTATTTCCTTTGAAGCAGTAGAAGCTATTACGGGGTAAGATATGGCTGATAAAAAGATATCAGAGTTAACTAACATCACAGGGGCTAATTTGGCTGATGGGGATGAGCTTGTTGTCGTTGACACAAGTGCTTCTGAGACTAAAGCCATTACCTTCGGTGAATTTAAGACTGCACTAGATACATCCACAGGTTTCGTCAGGATCACTGGCGATACTATGACAGGTGATCTAAACTTCGGCGACAGCGACAAAGCCATCTTCGGCGCTGGGTCTGACCTACAGATTTACTCAAATGGAACAAATAGTTTTATTAGTGAAAGTAATGCGACAGGCAGCTTGTTTATTAACGCTAGTAATCTTGTATTAAGAAATACCAGCGGAGAGTATTATCTATATGGCAACTCAGACGGTTCGGTTAATCTTTACCACGATAACTCTCAAAAACTCGCCACCACCAGCACAGGCGTAGACATCACGGGTACTTTGACCAGCGATGGTCTGACTGTGGATAATGGGTCATCGGGCCAAAGCAAAATAACTATTTCCGAAGGCGGCGCAGATACTCGAAACCTTGTCTTATACTCACCCGCAACTTCTGGTGTTAACGGTAAAATTGCGATTGAAGGCACTACCGCTAATCTAGATTTTGTGGTCAATAATGGCTCACAAACTGCTATTCGTATAGGCGGCTCCACAGGCGACATCACCTTCTTCGACGCCTCTGGCAATGCGAGTTTCGTGTACGACGAAAGCGCGGGTTCTACGTTCAATGAGAATGGTGACAACAAGGATTTCCGTGTTGAGAGTTCCAACGCATCTCATATGTTGTTTGTGGATGC